TTGTTAGCTGTTTCTGCTAGAACTGGTGCTGGTTTCGGTATTGGTGCTAACCTTGTTGGTTTCCCCACCCCTCTTAAACTTTAAACAGTTGAAGATGTAAAAAAGAAAGCGTTTATTTAGAAACTATGTAGATAATATTTACTATTTACATTTTATTATGTAAATAATAAATAGTTGTTACTTACTTTATAGAAGACTATTCTTTATTTAATATAAATATTATTATGAGTCATAGTGATATTCCGAGTAGTCAGGGTAGTGTTGATACACTTAGTCCTCTATCATCTGAACAACAACAACAACAACCACAACCTATTGTGTCGGAATAAATACCCAGTTCAACTCCTCGCAAATTTTCTTCCATATATCATCCTGTTCTATCCTCTTTTCTTTATCTTTCAACATCGGAAAATAAGAAAGAAATTCAGTCTTCTCCAGAAGTTCGCACAGTTTATAAACCGTATAATAATAATTCAAAAAATTCACACGGTCATCCGGGCAAAATTTCGCATACGGTCCCTGTATCTCCATAAAAAGATTGCACAACGTCTCTTCTAACTCCGGTGTCATAATCGGCGGTTTAATACCAAGTTTATCTTTAATAAAGGGGATATGTTCGTAATACTTATTATATCCCAATTTTTTAAGAACTTCTTTTGCTTTAGAATTCGTAAATTTTGAGAGAGGGATGCGCTCTTTATGAAGTTGTTGCTTGATATTTTCGAGAACTTCTTCCGGGATTTGCGTAGTTTCTTTTGCCTGAAACTGTGCAAGAATTTCTTTAAAATGGTTGATTCTTTTATATGCATAAAAACACGCTTCCTTCGGCGGTTCTTTATAAGACGGCTTCTCATTTTCGATAAGATAAGTAATCTGTTTTGCACAAACATTGCAAACCATAATCCCCTCATGTTCGACGGGAATCATTTCTCCCTTATTACAAGACTGACATATATCAATGGCATACGTATAGTCATTTATGTTAATAAATGTCTGGTCGAGATTTGTAAAAAACTTTTGAACATTATTGTCATTTGCACGCGTCAACGCATTTTCATCAAATGTATTATCATTTACTTTGAAAAAAGAGTTAAGAATCTTTGTTTTATTTGTACCATTCGTAATTTCTTTTTTGTTTTCAAAATAATCGAAAATAAATTTACTGTTGTTCAGGTAGTAGTCTTTAATCTTTTTTTTATTTTTATAGATTTCCTCTTTTATGTCATATAAAGAATCTTGTAACTCTATTTTATCATTGACCTCCAATATATGTTCGGAGTGATTTAACTGTTTCATTATTTCATTTTTTCTACGAATTAATGTAGGTAATACTTCGCTATTAATCAAATTAAACTCACATTGTAGTTCACGATGAACGCTATCCAGCGTCATTATTCTTTTTTTGTCTACAAAAATTTTTTTATTTGTTTTATGTTTAAAAGATGGCATCTATATATCTATATTTATATATTCACTATATTGTTATAAGTATAACTTTTTTAATATATAATAATTAATAATTATATCTAATTTAATATTTTATGCTACTTTAATATTTTATGCTACTTTAATATTTATATTTTATGATATAATATAAAGTAAATAAAACAAATAAAGTAAAGTAAAATATAATGAGTGAACCAACGAGTGAACCAACGAGTGAACCAACGAGTGAACCAACGAGTGAACCAACGAGTGAACCAACGAGTGAACTTAGCGGTACATTAAAAACAGGTGACATTCTTTTATGCGACAACCTTGAATACAAATCATGGGGGTTATTTAGTTGGTTGATAAAATTTATGACAAAGAGTGATTTTTCACATGTTGGTATGATTGTAGTAGACCCAGAATTCACAGATGTTCCATTAAAGGGTACATATGTTTGGACATCAGGTATTTCAGATATTCCGGATCCAGAAGATAATACAAAAAAATTCGGAGTTCAATTTATTCCATATGAGCATTTTATTTCGACATATAGTGGAAAAATATATGTTCGCAAAATCGAATTCAAAAACACGAAAGAGTACGACAAAATATTCAATAATGAAAAACTGAAAGAAATACATAAAGTTGTATACGATAAACCATATGATGTTGTTGTTACAGATTGGATAGAAGCTTACTGCAAAAAAGACCGTCATCCTCAGAAGACATCGAGATTTTTTTGTAGTGCATTTTTAGGTTATGTATATACAAAGTTAAGCTTATTTGATGACACATTAGACTGGAGTATTCTTTATCCAAGTTATTTTTCTAGTGAAAACAAGACACTTTCTTTGCTTCATGGTGCAATATTATCGAAGGAACACCAAGTAGCAGGATAAGTTATATGAAATAGAGTAGATTATATAGTTTGAGATGTTTAGGTTAAAAGTTTATAATAGAGAGTTTAGAGAATTTAGAGGTTTTTACAAAATAGTAAATAAGAATAATAAGAATAATAAGAATAATGTTAGGAATGTATTAATGTTTTCTCTATAAAAATAAAATAATGTTATCAAATAATTTAGACGCATGTGCTAAAAATGAAAAAACTCACGATATCAATAATGGTTCAAATGTTTTAACTACAAATATAAACATAGATTCTCTGGATATTACGAATATTAAGAGAGAAACATATTATAAAATGAAATTTATTATGAACTGTTTAGAAAATAACATGGCTATAAAGAAAAGAAAAACTATTTTTTATTTAAAAAAATTAGATGATTCAACAACAGAGATTATAACAGAGGATTATTTAAACAAACGCATCATTCATAAAATATATAATAATCGAGCGAATGAATCTGTGAGAGGACAAGGACAAGGACAAGGACAAGGACAAGGACAAAATAAGGCTACATATAGTTTAGAAGTAGTGAAAAAAAAAGAAGATATCGTACCATTAAAGGAAGGTGTTCATACATTAAAAATTCTAATAGACAAGGGTAAGTTGGATATAAATGTTGAACAAAAAAATGATATATACTTGATGATATTTTTGATGAATACTTTAGAAAATGGATGGAGTATAAGAAAAAAGAACGACGAGTATGTTTTTAGGAAAAAGCATGAAAAACAAACCGAGATATATTCCGATGAATATTTAGTACATTTTTTAAAGTCAAATATGAATAATATTATTGTGTGAATTGTTCTTACCTCTTATCACTTTAGGAAAATATTAATGAATTAATAACAATAATTACTGTCTACTAATTATTGTTAGTTATTGTTAATCGTTTACTGTTAATCGTTTACTGTTAATCGTTTACTGTTAATTATTTATTGTTAATTTTTAATTATTAATTTATAAATGTTAATTAAGTTTTTTTACAAAATTTTTTTCTTTAGCAATATTATAATAAACAAAAATGGCAGGAGGTCTTATGCAACTTGTAGCTTACGGCGCCCAAGATGTCTATCTTACGGGCAACCCTCAGATTACCTTTTGGAAGGTGTCTTACAAACGTCACACCAACTTTGCAATGGAGTCTATCGAGCAGACTTTTAACGGTCAAGCCGATTTTGGTCGTCGTGTAACCTGCACCATTTCTCGTAATGGTGATTTGGCTTACCGCACTTACCTTCAGGTTACTCTCCCCGAGATTAACCAGTCCATGAAGGGAGCTACCCAGGACGGTGTTTATGCTCGTTGGCTCGATTTCCCCGGTGAGCAGTTGATTTCCCAGGTTGAGGTTGAGATCGGTGGTCAGCGCATTGATCGCCAGTATGGTGACTGGATGCACATCTGGAACAACCTTACTCTTCCCAGTGACCAGCGCTCTGGTTACCACGCCATGGTTGGAAACACCACCGAGTTGACCTTCATCACCGATCCCTCTTTCAATGCCATCGATGGTCCTTGTCAGGCAAACGCCCCTCGTCAGGTTTGCGCTCCCCGCAATGCTCTGCCCGAGACTACTCTCTATGTTCCCTTCCAATTCTGGTACTGCCGTAACCCCGGTCTTGCCCTTCCCCTCATCGCTCTTCAGTATCACGAAGTCAAGATTAACCTTGATATTCGTCCCATCGATGAGTGCTTGTGGGCTGTCGGCTCTCTCAGCTGCGGCAACCCCAACAACGCCAGCTCTCCTGCCGGTGGACGTGTCAACACTGCCTACAACCAGTCTCTTGTCGCTGCCTCTCTCTATGTTGACTACGTCTTCTTGGATACCGATGAGCGCAGACGTATGGCTCAGAACCCCCACGAGTACCTTATCGAGCAGCTCCAGTTCACCCC